GAGTACATCTTTAAGCACGGCAAAAAGTACGCAAAGGCCAAGGCTGAACGGATCTACCTCGAGGAGTTCCGCAAGAGCAAGAAGGCTGTGCTGATGCAGTACGCACAGTCTGTAGGCCACCAAACATCCGCGGCGCAGGAGCGTGAGGCATACGCCGATCAGGAATACGTTGACCTGCTGCAGGGCCTTAAAGCCGCTGTAGAGGCCGAAGAAGAGATCAGGTGGGGGTTGGTGGCAGCACAGGCACGCATCGATGTCTGGCGCAGCAGAGAGGCCAGCAGCAGGCAGGAGATCAAGGCAGTCCTATGACAACACTTGCAGAGAAGAAGCACATGAGCAAGGTGGCCGAGCTTGGCTGCTCTGTATGCAGGAGGATGGGCCACCCTGGTACGCCTGCAGAGCTACACCACCCTAGGCATGGGGCAGGCATGGGCAAGCGCAGTGGACACTTCAGCGTGATCCCTCTGTGCCCTGAGCACCACCGCGGCAACACTGGAGTGCATGGGCTGGGGACTAAGGGCTTCCCAAAGCACTGGGGCTTCACTGAGGAAGACCTGCTGAAGGACACGCTGGAGTTGATTAACCCCACAAAGTAGTCGGGAACCTATTGATGCCAACTTAAACTGTCGCTTACACTAGCATCACTGCGATGTTGCAGTAGATCAGTGAAGGATAGCGAAATGAATGCAGCCCTGACCCCCGCACAAGCCAAGTTCTTTGCAGACGTTGAGCAGTGCGTTGCCATCGACACTCTTGGTTCTTTGATGGCTCAAATCGCAGAGTTGACCAAGCAAGCCGATGCCATCAAGGACGAACTCAAGGAGCGTGCTTCTATCTCTGGCGAGAAGTCCTTTGAGGGCGCTACCTACAAGGCTACCTACACCGAGTCAAACCGCTCCACCGTGGACTGGAAGGCTATCGCCGCGGAACTCAGCATCCCTGCCGACATGATCGCCAAACACACCAAGTCCACCGCTGTGTACAGCATCAAGACCACCGCCATCTGATGTACACCAAGCCAGACGGGACCAGAGCACCAAACGCTCCTCCTGTCTGGCCTTTTGGAACGGTCAGGCCCTCAAAGACGCATGACGTTCCACCCACAAGGCCAGACCCAATACCTCACAGCGAACTACCTGAAGGACTATTCTGATGAACACGACACATCGCACCGGCAACGAATGGGTTGCAGGACTGGACAGAAAGCCGGGCTTCGGCGCTGACTTTGCAGCAGAAGACATCATTGACGCCCCGTGCTGGATCCCTACGGGCTCAATCAAGGCCTACGAGTCGTTTGTCTTCTCTCATGACTTCCGCCCAGGCATTTGGGGTAGCGGCAAATATGACTGACCTGCAGCAAAGGGTCATCGCGGCCTGTGAAGAAAAAGCCTGCAGTGCAGCAGAACTGGTGGATGCTTTTGGTGTGAGCCGGTGGTACGTCTACCAACTTGCCAAGCGGGGATTCTTAAAGAACATCAGCAACGATCACTCCGCAGCGCAATATGTAGCGGTTGCTAATCCCAAAAAAGAAACAAAACACACCCCCAGAGTGCAACGCAAGTGGAAACCTCAAGCAGCACTACAACAAGCTCCCAGCATCTGGCATTACGCAGAGAGGCTCAAGTGAAAGGCGTAATTCTGAACTGGGGAGACAAGACTCCCTGCACAGTCATCGAGGATCGAAAGAGCATCCTTGTAGTGACAGAAGACATCGCAGGCAAGCCATGCCCCGAAGGAACCAAGAGGTACTTCAAGCGCTACAAGGATCACTGGGCAGAGTGTGTCTTCAAGCCAACAACGAACCGATGGGCTGTTGCAGGAGAGGCGACTCTGGTGATTGACCCTACAAAAAAGTAGGGAAAGATGTTGACCTTCTCTTGAAGGATCGCTTACACTGGCATCACTGCAATCAAGCAGTTCAACAGAGAAGGAACAGAGAAATGAACACCACCTACAAGCGCTACACGGTTCTCGGCATCAGCGACAAGACCGAGTGTGATGTTTGCGGCAAGACCAATCTGAAGATGACTATCGTGATTGAGTCTCAAGAGTCTGGCGAGATCCTGCACTACGGTTCTGACTGTGCATCACGCACTCTGCGCCAAGACTACCGTGGCAAGCGTTACCCAGTAAGCCGCGAAGCCGCGATCAGCATGGGCCGTGCAGCAAAGCGCGGTGAGTACAAGACAACCCTTGTAGGCCGCAACTAAACAGTGGGGCTTCGGCCCATACAACTACAGAGAAGACATCATGCTGTACGGATACATCTCCTCCTTCGACCCCGACAGGCCCGAAACCCCCGAAGAGCTTGAGTTCACTACCATCATCAACGGCACCACTCGCACAGTAGAGTACGACGAAGACGGTGCCTTTATCATCAAGATCAACGGTAAGACAGCAGAAGACGACATCACTGAAGAACAGTGGAGTAACATTGAACAAATGGTTAACTCCAGACTCAGCAATGACTACGACTAAGAAAAAGATCGGCAGGCCTTCCAAGTACACGCCTGAGCTTGCAGCAGAGATCTGCCAGAGACTCAGCAATGGTGAGCCACTGCGTCAGATATGCAGAGACGATCACATGCCCTCTTGGGTTGCTGTGTATCAGTGGATGGATCGCGACCAAGAGCTTTCTTTAGCCATCGCACATGCGCGGGAAGCTGGTCAGGACGCTATGGCTGAGAGGGCCTACGCTGAGATGTACGACGAGCCTGAGCGCATGCTGACTGAGGGCGGCGGCCGCATTGATCCGGGCTATGTCCAGTTGGTAAAGGCTCGGGCGGAGATCACGCTGAAGCTGCTAGCTAAATGGAACCCTAAACGCTACGGCGACAGGATCGCTGTTGCGGGTGATGCTGAGTCCCCGATCAAGGTTGAAGCTGAGATCAAAGCAGACAAGCTGCTGGAGGCTCTGGTGACCAACGCTGAACTGCGCAAGACTGTCGGTGAGTGATCTAGCTGAAGCATTCCAGCAGCCTGATGTACTGCAGGCGCTCAAGACACTGCCGCCTGAGAAGCGCCTAGCCTATCTCTGGCGGGCCAACTGGATCGAGAAGGCCCACAGGCACCAGATGCCGCCTCCAGGCGACTGGTGGACGATCTGGCTGCTTCTGGCGGGACGCGGTGCAGGCAAGACACGCACAGCAGCAGAGCAGGTAGGTTGGTGGGCCTGGACAGAACCAGGGACACGCTGGCTTGTCGGGGCTCCAACTAGTGCTGACGTCAAGGCTACCTGCTTTGAGGGCGACTCGGGATTATTGAACGTTATCCCCGCTCCACTAATTGCTGACTACAACAAGCAGCACCATGAGCTGAAGCTGACGAACGGATCCCTGATCAAGGGCATCCCTGCCAGTGAGCCTGAGCGCTTTCGGGGTCCGCAGTTCCACGGGGCATGGCTTGATGAGCTTGCAGCCTGGGAGTACCTGCAAGAAGCCTGGGACCAGATCCAGTTCTCTGTCCGCTTGGGAACCAGAACCCGCATCGTTGCCACCACCACACCTAGACCCAAAGACCTGATCGTGGAACTGGTGGGCCGTGAGGGTGACGATGTAGCCCTGACGACTGCCAGCACCTACGCCAACCTTGCGAACCTAGCCCCGTCATTTCAGAAGCAGATCCTGCAGTACGAGGGGACGAAGCTAGGCAGGCAGGAGATCCACGCTGAGATCATCGATCCTGAAGAGGGCGGGATCGTCCAGCGCAGCATGTTCAAGCTGTGGCCTGATGGCAAGGCCTTCCCTAAGTTCGAGTACATCGTCCAGTCCTACGACTGCGCCACCTCAGAGAAGACTCAGAATGATCCTACTGCCTGTACGACCTGGGGAGTCTTTAAGCCACTTGACGGGCCTATGTCAGCGATGCTTATTGATTGCTGGCAGGAGAGGATGCAGTATCCGGACCTGCGACCGAAGGTTATCGACGAGTACGAGACGATCTTCGGTGAAGGCAAAGAGAAGAAGCGCGTGGATCTCATACTCATCGAGGACAAGTCCGCAGGCATTTCTCTGATCCAAGACCTGCAGAGGGCGCACCTTCCGGTGAGGGGATACAACCCAGGAAGAGCCGATAAGCTGCAGCGCCTGAACATCGTCTCCAACATCATCGCAAGGGGCAGGGTGTGGATCCCTGAGTCTTCCAATAGGAAGGGCTACGTGAGGGACTGGGCGGAAGGCTTTGTCAGCCAGATCTGCTCGTTCCCTGAGACGACACATGATGATTTTGTGGACAGTGCCTCGATGGCCCTGCGGTTCTTGCGGGACGCTGGCTGGCTCGAGGTTGATCCGCCTCCGCGGGATGACTGGGATGAAGAAGACTATGCAGACTCTGGCAGACAAAGAAGAACCAACCCCTACGCCGTCTGAGCCTGTAGTCAGGACGCACTATCTAGGAGAAGGGCATGTGATGACCCCTTTGTGCTGGTGCTTACCTAGGCTGGACTTCAAAGACCCCGAGACGGGCAATGAAGTGTGGGTACATCACCAACCCTGTTGATAGACTTGCCGCCCCATCAAGTTGCCGGACCTTACCTTGAGCATAGTTACTCCGCTGTGTGTGTTCTTTGCAGTCAACCCTGAAGAAGAGCTAACCAACCATGACATAGGGTTGAAGTGGGGGATGGATCCCTGCAGCGTTAGAAGGACGTTGCAGTCTGCGGAGGAGAAGGGCTGGGTAGTCAGAACCCGCAAGAGGCATTCTCAAACGAAGTCCTGGCGTTGGCATTACTCTGCTGGACCGCGTTTGCTTAAAGAGATAGGCAGGGGTTAAGATTCAGCCGCACGTTAGGAGCAGGCATGGAATTACCCGAGCAGGACAGGCAGGCGCTTATTGAGGCTGCCCGCAGGCGCACTCAACCTCAAGAAGGTGGTGCTGCATTCAAGTACCCCTCTTCTGGTAAGCGCCCTGAGAAACTGAACGCCTCCCGTGATGTGAACATGCCTGCCCAGATGGCTCGAGGCTGGGTAGCTGGAACTCTGGGGTTGCCTGGGGACATCGAGGCACTTGGCCGGATGGGGATTAACTTCGCCTTTGGCCGGGGCGGTGTGAATGTTGATGAGACGCCAGTCCTGCCGACTACTGAGTTCTACCAAGAGTACCTACCTGGGGGCGATGAGAGACCTGCTGCCAAGTTCGCATCGGGCTTAGGAGCGCTTGGTGGGGGCATGGGTAGCACTACCCTAGCCAGAGGCGCCGTGAAGGGCTCTAAGGCTGTAGGAAGGGCTCTGGGGCCGAAGGCTGCTGAGATGGCAGAGGGCTACCTGCAGAGGAGTGGACTGGCTCCGCAGTTGACTGTGTACCACGGTACTCCGCACAAGTTTGCACCCGAAGAGGGCGCTCCTCTGGGAAAATTTAGGTCAGAGAAGATCGGCACTGGCGAAGGTGCTCAGGCTTATGGGCAAGGGCTCTATACCGCAGAAGCAAAAGAAGTAGGCAGTAGCTATCAAAAATCATTGTCTGATTTTGACATGTTTGTTGACGGCAAGCCATTTGACAGTGGCAATCCTGCCCATCGTGCGGCGCTTGAGCTTAAGCAAAGCGGAGGCGAGCCTGGACGCCAAGAGTTGATCGAAAAATACAAGCGGCAAATCGTTGACTTAAAGTCGAGAGATAAAAAGTGGGCAACAGAACTGGCGGCTTCTAAAGAAGCAGAGCTACCTTTTTTGGAGAGTGGCGACCTTCCTGCTTATTCTGAACAGTCAAGAGGCTATCTTTACACGGCTGATCTGCCTGACGAGATGATCCCGAAGATGCTGGACTGGGATAAGCCGTTGAGCCAGCAGTCTCCAGATGTGCAAGAGGCATTACAGAATAGTGGCCTGCTTGTAGATGTGTCAAAAGTTGGAGAAGTAGCTGCTGAAAAGATCCGAAGGCTTGCGGAGCAACCGCGAGTTGCTGATTGGGCCAAACGAGACTTGTTGCAAACAGCGGCTCAATTAGAAAAGTCGCCATCTCCAAAGCATGTTGCGGGTGTCCTGAAAGGAATGCAACTGGAATACGGGATTAACGCAGATTCTGGGCCGTTTTCAGATGTTGCAAATGACTTTCTGTCCTTTGTCAAAGGAATGCAGGCTGTGCCAAACATGGACACAGGCGGTGGTGCTGTGTCTTATTTGGAGGCGATGTATGGCCCAGCAAACGCCTCACAAAGACTGAAAGAGGCAGGAATCCCAGGTATTAAATACCTTGACGAGCAATCTCGCGGTATGACTGGCACTGGGAAATGGAAGGTGGATTTCAAAGATGGCACTAGCCAAGAGTTCAATTTCAAGCCTAACGATGATGTGCTTGAGCAGATGGGGGCAACAGCCACTCCCATCGGAACCCGCAACTTCGTGATCTTTCCTGGGGAAGAGCAAAAGCTACGCATCTTGCAACGCAACGAAGAGAAGCTGCCTGATCCGGCTGGCATGATTAAATCGCTGGAGGAAGAAGCGAAAGCGATAGCGCAAGGAATGCGAAATCGAGCCAAGGCAGATCGAGCCGCAGGACTTGATCAAATCAGCGACGAGACGCTGTTGAGGAATAGAGAGGACAGCGACCGCATCCATAAGTTGATGGTTCAAGTTGAAGAGTTGAAGCGTCCGCAAGTAAAGATTGCTGCAGAAAAGCCAGATCCATCTTGGATGGAGGGTTTGCCTGATGCGCAGCGCAAAACCGTCAAGTCGTTTGATGAGTGGCAAGGTGACCGTGGCTTTTCATTGCGAAAGCCAGGATCAAATCCAGAGGATGACCTCCATACATCTGCGCAATCAAATTTCACGGACTACGAAGTAGTTCCTAAAGTTAGGTCGATACCTTTAGACGCTCTTGGTGGGCTTGGTGGTTATGACTCCCCTAAAGAGTTGGCTAGGATTGAGAACTTGGCGCAACAGATTGAAGGCAATAAAGAAATTACGCCTATCTTTGTCGGAGTTGACGCGACTGGCATGCCGTATGTTATTGAAGGTCAGCATCGCGCAAGAGCCTTTAAGAACTTGGGAATGCAGTCAATCCCGGCCAAAGTCATCGTTGACATGACACCTGAAATTGGTCGGGCAGAAGGCGGTCTAGTCACAGACACAGACGCTATTGCTGCAAAGCTCAAAGCTACAGGCATGGATGATGAGAAGGCATTCATGCAAGCCTTGCGTATGGCAGATGCTAGGCAAGAAGCTCACATGGCAGGCGGTGGTCTGCTGAAGGCGCTGAAGGGTGCAGCAAAGGCCGAGGATGTTGCGAAGGTCGCAAAGCCTGCCAAGGCTGCGGCAGAGGCTTCTAAGCCAGCAACAAAGGTGGTGTCTGAACCGCAGGCATTGCAAAAAGCCAAAAAGGCTGGCTATCCAATGGCCCCCAGAAACCGTTGGTATGGAGAGGGAACTTACGACAAATCTGGCGGAAGACTTGAGATGATGTCGCCAGATGAGTTTCTGAACAAAGTAAGGCCACTAGAAATTGACGATGCCTCAAGGGATAACATTGATTATTTGAAGCAGCACATTCAATCTGGCGGTGAACTTGATCCTTTGCTGATCACAAAGAGCGGGAAAGAGGATGGTCGGCATAGGGCTTATGCGGCTAAAGAGCTAGGCATTTCGGAATTGCCTGTCATCCGATACGATAAAGAGATCCCTGCTGCGCCACAAGCAGAAGCACTTGAGACTGCCCGCAAGAATGCTGTGAAGATGCTGGGGTTGCCCGAGAACAACACCGCGATGGATCGGGCAAAGGCGATGGGGTTTGATACGCAGGGCTACAGAGGATCAACGGCGGTTGAAACCACGCATGACAAACCTGTGTGGTGGTCAGAAGACCCAGACTATGCAAACGCGTATGCGGCGCACACGGTCAGGCCGCCTAAAGGACAACCAGACCCATACGCAGGCAACGTAATGCCTTTGCTGGTTAAGGTTGGAAAGGACAAAACCTTTGAGAAATTCAGTCCTGGCGGCGTGCCGCTTGATCCTTTCTCTGGGTTCAATGAGGGCGTAGAAACCGGCTTGCGTAGATACGCCCACAATCAATTTACGGGCGACATGGGCGGCAAGGTCTGGGAGGCTTTGACTGTTCCGAAGAATGTGCGCTCGAGGTTCGCGGCCTTTGACCCTGCCCGTTCTTCTGAAAATGACTTGCTAGGCGCTGCCGATCCAGCCTTACTTGCTGGTGTTGCAGTGGGTTCTGGGATAGGTATTGATGCTATTAGGCGTCTTAAAAAAGAAGAGCAGAAGCCTGAAGAGCAGAAAAAAGCCAGAGGTGGCTTAACAAGGCGTGTATGAGTACCCTTAACAAGGCGATAATCTAATCATGGCAACCGAATTCCCGATTGATCCCGAGTTCAACCGCTTTGTTGGGGGCGAACAGGAAGAGACGCCGGATGAGCCTGTTGAGGTTGAACTAGACCTTGATGAATCCGAGATTGAAGAGCTTCCTGATGGCTCTGCAATCGTCCGGATGGAAGGCAAAGGTCCGATGGAAGATGAAGACTTCTATCAGAACCTAGCTGACGGCGATGTAAT